GCTCGAGCAGTTGAAGGCGTCGATCACTGAATTTGGCTTTACCAATCCGGTGCTGGTGTCAGAGTCGGGCGAGATCGTCGCTGGTCACGGCCGGGTAGAGGCGGCCAGAGCGCTGGGTTTAGAGCGGGTGCCTACGATAACGCTCTCCGGACTGACCGAGGTCCAAAGACGCGCTTTGGTATTGGCTGATAACCGCATAGCAGAAAGTAGCGGATGGGACAATTCACTTTTATCGATTGAACTCGGCGATCTGCGCGATGCTGGTTTTGATCTTGGTATGACTGGATTCTCCGAGCGTGAACTGGGCGAGCTGGCGGCGCGGGATCCGCGGTCTGGGTTAACCGACCCAGACGATGCGCAGCCGGTACCGGAAGTGCCGATAACCGCCCTTGGTGACGTATGGATTTTGGCCGACCACATGCTCACCTGCGGGGATTCCTGCGATGCTGCAGCCTATGGCCTCGTCTTGCCCGATGGCGAGAGGGCCGACGTGGTCTGGACAGATCCGCCCTACAACGTCAATTACGGCGAAAAAGCAGAAATGTTGTCGCGGCGAGATGGATCTAATCGCACCGCAGATCGAATCCTCAACGACAAAATGGGTTCGACCGATTTCAGGCAGTTTCTCGCCGCTGTCTTTGCTGCAGTTTTAGTCAACATGAAAGAAGGCGCAGGAATTTACGTTGCGCACAGCGAAACTGAGGGCGTCAATTTCCGCGCCGCGTTCGAGGGGGCGGGCTTAAAACTAAGTGGCTGCGTAATCTGGCGAAAAAACCAGATAGTTATGGGCCGCAGCGACTATCAATGGATGCACGAGCCGATACTTTACGGCTGGAAGCCTGGCGCCGCGCACCGCTGGTACGGCGGTCGCAAGCAGGTTTCGGTAGTTGATTTCGGTGAAAACAATCCCTTCACGCTCCGTGACGATGGGCGATGGGAAATGACATCAGCAGAACGCGTGTTCATCGTCGACGGTTCTGCAACGATAGAAGAGCTGGTGCCATCCCTCATCAACGAAAAAAAACCGCGCCGCAGCGACATTCATCCCACCATGAAGCCGGTAGCACTTGTCGAGCGCATGTTGCGCAATTCGGCAAAAGAGGGCTGCATTGTTTTGGAACCGTTTGGCGGTTCCGGCACCACCCTAATTGCAGCCGAGCGCCTGGGTATGAGCGCACGCGTCATCGAATTGAGCGAGAAATATTGCGACGTAATTGTCAAGCGGTGGCAGAACTACACCGGCAAAAAAGCAACCCGACAATCAGACGGCAAGGAATTTGACCATGCAGGGAAGACGGCCCACGCCGACGCTTCTCAAGCTGATCAACGGTAATCCCGGCAAGCGCCCATTACGGCTTGAGGAATTTCGCCCGGCGGTTGAAATACCGGCGCCGCCAGAGCATATCCGCGACAACCCGGAGGCAATCAAAGAATGGCGACGCATCACCAAACTGCTGGCGGAATACGGGTTGGTGAGCAAAGTGGATCGTGCGGCGCTGGTGTTCTACGTCGTCAACTGGGCGCGGCACTGCGAGGCGGAGGACATGATTCGCAAGGCGGCAAAAGCATCCGGCGGCAGTGGTCTTTTTGTAAAAACGCCCAACGACTTCCCGGTGCAATCGCCGTGGCTCGCGGTATCAAATAAAGCAATGGAAATGTGCAAGACCTTTCTCAACGAATTTGGCATGACGCCAGCCGCGCGCACGCGCGTGCAACCCAGCCCGCAGATGGAATTGCCGGGCATCGCAACAGCGAAGGACGGCTTTAACGCCCTATGAAAAACTATGCAGGCGTCGCGACGCAATATGCGCGCGACGTCACCGAAGGCCGGATTCTCTCCTGCCTTTGGGTGAGGCTCGCCTGCAAGCGGCACCTGGACGACCTGCAACGCGACGCCGAGGGCTGGCGTTTCACGTGGAACCCTGAACTTGAAACCCGCGACGGAAAAAAATACCGCCCTGCCGATCGCGTATGCCATTTTGTAGAACTGCTGCCGCACATCAAGGGCGAGTGGGCCGGCAACCGCGAGCGCATCCGCCTGGAGCCGTGGCAGGTGTTTGTCGTCGCATCGATCTTCGGTTGGGTGGATCGCGATACGCGTCGGCGGCGCTTTCGCTTTGCCGATCTATTCGTCCCTCGCAAAAACGCCAAAAGCACCATAGCAGCTGCGATCGGTTTGTATCTCGGATTCTGTGATGGCGAATTCGGCGCGGAAATCTACTCCGGGGCCACCACCGCCAAGCAGGCGGAAGAAGTATTCACGCCGGCGAAACTGATGGCGCTGGGCAGTCCCGATTTCATGTCGCGTTTCGGTGTGTCCGTGTATGCGTCCAATATTTGCGCACTCGAAACCAACAGTAAATTTGAGCCGGTAATCGGCAAACCGGGCGACGGCGCCAGTCCGTCGTGCGCCATCGTGGACGAATACCACGAACATCCGACGGAAGACCTGTTCGACACCATGCGCACCGGAATGGGCGCACGCGCGCAACCGTTGATGCTGGTGATCACCACCGCGGGTGATGACATCTCCGGCCCTTGCTACGCGCACCAGCAATCGTTGCAGGAAGTGTTGCAGGGAATCGAAGGAATGGAAGATGACCGGCGCTTCGGCATCATATTCACGATCGATACCGACGAAGACGGCAAGCCCGAGGATTGGACTACCGAAGCGGCATTGATGAAGGCCAATCCGAACTTCGGCGTCTCGATTGACGAAGAAATGATGCTGTCGGAATTGCGCGACGCCATCCGCGATCCACGCAAGCAGGCCGCGTACCAAACCAAACACCTGAACATGTGGGTCGCCTCCGCGAGCCCGTGGTTGTCGATGGATACCTGGAAAAACGCCGGCGACAAAACCTTGAACATCGCCGACTTCAAGGGCGAGGACTACCGAGAGGGGGTCGATCTGGCAAACGTCGTCGACATCGCATCGCGTTGCAAAATATTTATCCGCGTGATTGATGGAGAAGAACACTACTACGCATTCTGGCGCCACTACCTGCCCGAGGCCACCATCAACCAGCCCGAAAACCGCCACTACCAAGGGTGGAAGCTCGGCGGCTGGATCACTCAGACCGCTGGCAGCATGATCGACCAGACCTTGATCGAACGAGAAATTGTGGCAGAGACTGAAATCTACCGTCACATCGAAACTGCGTTCGATCCGTGGGGCGCTCCAGGCATCATCGGCAACTTGCAAAACGGGGGTCTCGAAGTGATCACCGTTCCGTTGCGCGCGCAATTCCTTTCCGCGGCAATGAAATTTATCGACGGCCTGTTGAAATCCGGCCGCCTGCATCACAACGGCGACCCGGTCGCGACCTGGGCGGTCAACAACGTTGAAGTGCGCCCGGATCAAAATGACAACTGGTTCCCACGAAAGCAGAACCGGCATAAAAAAACAGATCCCGCCGTCGCTTTGATCATCGGCATGTCTCGCGCCATGGTAGCTGCGAAACCTCAACCAAAATATCAAGTGTTTTTTGCATAGGAGAATCGCCATGTCCGCCACCAAACAACGCGCCTACAGCGTGCTGAACATAAAAAGCGTGGACGAAGAATCGCGCACGATCACCGGTATGGCCACCACCCCAGCGCCGGATCGCTCGGGTGACATCGTCGAGCCGATGGGCGCGCAATATCAACTGCCGATCCCGTTGCTGTGGCAGCACGACAGCCGTCAACCGGTGGGCCACGTCACCGCGGCCAAGGTGGGCAAAGACGGCATCAGCATCACCGCGCAACTGGTCAAGATCAGCGAGCCGGGCGCACTCAAAGACCGGCTCGACGAAGCGTGGCAATCGCTGAAATCCGGCCTGGTGCGCGGACTCTCCATCGGCTTTAACAGCATCGAAGATGCCCGCATCAAAGACACGTTTTCCTACCATTTTCTCAAATGGGAGTGGCTCGAACTGTCGTGCGTGGTGATCCCCGCCAACGCCGATGCATCCATCACCGGCATCAAATCCGCCGATCAACTGTCGAGGGCCGCGTCAGGCCACTCCTCGTCAGTTGTTGGCACTCCACCATCATCCGGCGTTTCGGAAAAAGTCTCCATCCACATCAAAGGAACGCAAATGAAAAAGACCATCGCAGAACAAATCGCAGGTTTCGAAGCCAAGCGCGCCGCCAACGCCGCGCGCATGGGCGAGATCATGGAAAAATCCGCCGACGCCGGCGAAACCCTCGACCAAGCCGGCACGCAAGAATACGACACACTGAAAGATGAAATCGAAACCATTGACGCACACCTCGAACGCCTGCGCGCCCACGAGAAAACCGTCATCTCGCAAGCCAAAACCGTTGACACGGCTACCAACAGCGGAACGCCCGGCGTATCGAGCACTATCGAACGCAGCGGCATCATCAGCGTGCGTGCAAACGTTGAAAAAGGCATTGCCTTCACTCGCTATGTCAAGGCCATGGCCATGGCACGCGGCAATTTGCCCGGCGCACTGGCGATAGCCGAAGGACACAAAGGCTGGCAAGACACCACGCCGCAGGTGGCGATGGTGCTCAAAGCCGCTGTTGCTGCCGGCGACACCACCACCGTCGGCTGGGCTTCGGAGCTGGTTTACAACCAGAACTTGGCGGCAGAATTCATCGAATTTCTGCGCCCGATGACCATCCTCGGAAAATTGACCGGCCTGACCCAAGTGCCGTTCAACGTGCGCGTCGGCGGACAGAATTCCGGATCGACCGCATACTGGGTCGGGCAGGGTGCTCCGGTACCGGTCTCCAAGTTCGGCTCCATGGAGGTCACGCTCGGTATCGCGAAAGCTGCCGGCTTGATCGTGCTGACCGAAGAACTGGTGCGCAGCTCATCGCCGGCGGCGGAAATGCTCACGCGCAACGAACTGACGCGCGCGATCAGCCAGTTCCTTGACCAGCAGTTCATCGATCCCAACTACGGCGGCGTCGCCAACGTCTCGCCTGCGTCAGTCACCTACGGCGTTACGCCAACCATTGCATCGGGCACCACCGCTGCCGCGGCGCGTACCGATGTGCAGACCGTGTTTACGTCATTCATCAACGCGAATCTCGATCCCTCGGGCGCGGTGTGGATCATGCCGTCGACCACCGCGCTGGCGTTGTCGTTGATGCTTAACGGGCTGGGCAACCGTGAGAATCCGGATATCAGCATGACCGGCGGTTACTGGCACGGCTTGCCCGTGATCACCTCGCAGTCGGCATCTATTGGTGGATCGCCGGATTACGGCAACATGATCGTGCTCGCCAATGCACCGGAAATTCTCATGGCCGATGATGGACAAGTGACCATCGACGCCTCACGCGAGGCAGCAATCCAGATGCTAGACAACCCCACCAACAACTCGGGCGGCGGCACCACCGCCACCACCATGGTGTCGATGTTCCAGACCGAGTCGGTGGCCATTCGCGCCACGCGATTCATCAACTGGAAAAAGAAACGCAGCACCGCAGTAGCGTTTATCCGTAACGCTGCCTACACGGGCTAAGTCACCGCCGTGTCTTACGCAACGCCGGGCGACTCCAACCGTCCGGCGTTGTTTTTTTCGGGAACCTTGCCATGAAAATGATCTGCACCAAACAACACGAGTACGGCGGACGACAAGTCGGAGTCGGCGAGACGTTCGAGGTTGAAGACCGGCACGTCGGCGTGCAGATACATCTCGGACGCGCCAAGGTCTGCGAGGCCGAAATCACCGAAGTAACGCAGGTGCCGATCACCTACAGAACCCGCGCCATCACCCGTGCGCCGCGCAATCGCCGCGTGCAAGCGCAGTCATGAAATTGTTCGGACTCGAACTCACGCGCACCAAATCCGGTGGCCTGGCGGCCTCCGCACCCGCCGCGCCCAACTTCGGTGGCGGCTGGTTCGGCGTGCTTAGCGAAACCTTCGCCGGCGCGTTCCAGGCCGCGATGCGCCCATTTACCGAACGCGACATCTTGGCTGTGTCCAGCGTCTATGCTTGTATATCGCAGATCGCGCAGGACATCGCCAAGCTCGACATTGACCTAAAAATGGATACCGCCGACGACATTTGCGTCGAGGTGCCCGACGCATCGCCGTATTGGGCGGTTCTGATAAAGCCCAACCATTTTCAGACGCGCATTCAATTTTTCATGCAGTGGTTTGTCGCAAAATTGTTATACGGTAATACCTACGTGCTGAAGCAGCGCGATCAACGCGGCATCGTCACCGCGCTGTATGTGCTCGACTCGCGCCGCGTGCAACCGTTGATCACCAACGATGGCGATGTGTATTACCAGATATCGGCGGAGCACCTCGCCGGCGTGCAAAGCCAGATCACCGTGCCGGCGAGTGAAATCATCCACGACATCATGGTGCCGTTATTCCACCCGCTCGTCGGCGTGTCACCGCTATTTGCC